GGGTCTGAGGTCTCGGTGGAGTTTGAAAAGGCTGACCGGAAGCGCGGGAATGTGCGTTGTTCGTATGCATTGGCGGTTATGAAGGATGGCACCCAGCACCTATACAAGTGCTCGCACGATGATTTGATGGGCATTCGGTCTTCGTCGAAGAACTTCAAGGAAGGCGATGCGTCGAACCCCTACAACCGATGGCCGGATGAGATGTTTGCCAAGGCTCCAATGAAGCGCTTGTTTAAGCGTTTGCCGGTAGACCCTTTGACTCACGGGGAACGAGTCCAGGCGGCTATCTCTTCATTGCAAAGCGATGGAGGCACCATCTCGGATGATGGGGAGTTTATTGAGGGCTCTTACGACGAGATGACGGGTGAAGTTGTTTCTGACGAATAAAGTCGTGGGGAGGGGTCAATGAAGTCCCCTCCCCACTAAGTCAGATAGACAGACAGAGCAAATGTCAGTCAGATGTGACTGTCTCACGAAAAATAGAAGGACACAACTATGGCAACGACGCTAGAGTTAGAATTGGACGCTTTGGGGCGGGAATACCCTGAGCTTGCCAAAAGACTGAAGGGGTTATTGGGAGATGGGACTGCGTATCAAGCCGCATCCGGCGCTCCGTCGCTGGACGAAAGAAAAGAGGTCTTCCAGTTTTGGGCGGACAAGTTTCACAAGGCAAGAGTCCGCTTTAAGTCCGGGTCCGAGCGGGATCGCAAGATCATTGCTCGCCTTAAGAGCCGGGGTAAGGAGGAAGTCCTCAAAGCGATTGAAGGCTTTTCACTGGACCCTTGGCGGCATGAAGAGCTAGTCCGACACGAACTCAAAACATTACTTAGAAACGATGAGCAGGTTGAGGCGGGACTCGACCTGTATGACAACGGAGGGAGACATGCAGTCAATCGCGCAAGTGCTGGAGCATCTCAATATGGGAATGCCAATGGAACAGTTGGATACGCCCACCCGAATCGACCCGGATTACCCCAATATGTTGATTCTGGACGAAGCCCCATGCGACACGATCTTTCCGAATGGTCTGACATGCGACGGAACGAATCGATGGGCCAAGAGGAGGACCCCTTCTGATCATGAACCAGAGTATACGTTTGCTGTTCCGTGCATTAAGTGCGATGTTCCTCGGATGCTTCATTACTGTTTTGGGATGCTGGACAGTCGTCCTGAGCAGTCTATGGCTATTGAGAATGGGATTCTGGCTCGCCTCAAGGTTCGTCCTGAGCGCAACAAGTGGAATGAGCAGGCCATAACGGCACTCAAAGAAATTATGATGCGCCCAGACAAGCAAAAGAGCGCGATTCTGATGGGTCCTGTGGGGACTGGGAAGACGTTTTTGGCCCAGCACACAATAAAAGCCATTATGGCCAAGCACAGAAAGCCGTGCCTGTACGTTCAAGAGCACACGCTTCTTCATGCTTGGAGGTTCTCGCAGAGCAAAGAGCATCAGGCGACTTCTGCCTGGGGCTGCGCTCTTTTGGGAAAGGCGCGAATTGTCGATTATCTACTCATTGACGATTTTGGGGCGAGTCGAAGAACTAGCGACGGGGCTTTGGATGCACTAGAAGAGTTGATTATGGTGCGATATGACGCAGGTAAGCCGGTTATTGTGACCACGAACATGCGTCCAGAAGACATTGAAATGCGTCGAGGCTCACGGGTGTGGTCTCGGCTTAAAGGGATGGCGCGTGAAAACGTCATCGAAATCAAAGGCGGGGATTTCCGTCAGAAAGTTAGTTGGGAGGATGAGTGATGGCCTGGGAAAAGAAATATCTTGAATTTGAATGCATGCATGTGGAAAAAGAAACTGAAAAGGCATTGCAGGTTGTTATCAACAATCAAACGCTCTGGGTTCCTAAATCCCAGATTGCGGAGGACTCTGAAGTCTCATCCGAAGGGCAAAGCGGTGTTATTAAGCTTTCGGAGTGGATTGCTGGAGAAAAGGGCTTGTTGGAGCCGGGAACAATGGAGCTGCCTGAGAAGGAAGCAAAAAAGCCATCAGATGAAATTCCATTCTAGGAGATAGCCATGAAAGACCGGATTCAGTACACCGCCCTTCTTAGATGGTGTCTGGAAGAGATGGTCAAGATGGCTGATAATCATCGCAAAGTGCTCTCAAAAAAATGGTGTGACTGTAATGACTGCCCAGTGTGTTACAGTAAAAGAGCGCTCGATTATGATTTTACTGGAGAGGAGTATCTCGATGTCTTCACAGAAGCGCTCAACACCGTCTCGAAAGGGGAAATCACAGAAGGACTCTACATCGCAGTCGAGGTCTTCCGAGAAAAAGTTGCAACCCCGCCAGAGAGGCAGCCTAGAGACAGGCGCGGACGCTCTCCTTCCGTCAAATCTAAGGGACGCCCCAGAGGAACAGGTTGATGCGTTTGTCAATTCGCAACTAGACAAGTTTGACCTGGCCCTGGGGTATTGCGATGCAGGGAACGACCCGGTTCGGCGTATGCTGGCTCGGGTCTCCCTTCGTTTAGCCATAGATCCACGTATTCATGAAAGAGAAGTCAGAGCTAGGTCAGGTGCCATTCTTAATACAGCCAAGACGCTTGGTTTGGACCGTGATTTAGTAAGAGCAAACACAGACGAGAAACACGTCGAAAGCGTTTTAGCGAGGATTCGAGATGCGGCACACAAGGGTATCGAAAGCGCGGGAAGACAATTTAAAAAGGGAGATGGAGGCTCACATAGCGAGATGCCTGCTGGACAGGAGGTATTACTACGCAGCACACCTGAAGGTGGTGAGCGAACAGTCGAAATTGGTCCCGTTCGGACAACTCTTTCCAACTCAAGCGAAGATTCAAGATCAGATCGATTCGGACAGGGAGGAGGGCCGACCCACGAGATTGATTGTATTGAAGAGCCGTCGTCATAGAATATCCACTCTAGTCGCCGCAAACATATTTCACGCCTGCACATTCTATGAGAATCGAAGAGGGTACGTTGTTGCTCATGATGTGGACACAACGCAGACGCTTTTCCGTATGCACTCGGTGTTCTATGAGAACCTAGACGCCATGGTGCGCCCAATGAAGCGTTTCTCTAACCGAAAAGAGATGCTGTTTGAGAACCCTGACGCGGAGACCAGAAGGGTGACTCCGGGGCTTGGCTCTTCTATTACAGTGCGCTCCGCAAGTTCGGGGGCTAAAAAGATTTCAGGCTCGCAAGGAGCAGCTGGTGTCGGTCGTGGAGACCGCATCGACATGCTTCATGGCTCCGAAGTGGCGTTTTGGCCTCGCGGGGAAGAGACTTTTCGAGGTTTTGCTCAAGCTGTTCCAGATGAGCCCGATACTATGGTTGTCATCGAATCCACGGCAAATGGCCAAGGAGGGTTCTTCTATGACACTTGGTGGCAGGCTGTTCATGGAGAGATTGACTACACCCCTGTTTTTATTCCTTGGTTTGAGCATCCTCATTATTGCGCTTCTTATGTTGGCCGGAACCGGAGTGAGTGGCTGCCAACCGACGATGAGTTTAAGCGGTTTCAAGATTATCAGGGGCACCTCCTTACTAATGAAGATTCCAAAGCGGCAAAGATCGGCGCAATGCTTGGAATTGACGATGAGGAAGAACGTCTTGTTCGCAACCAAGGAGTTGGCTGGGACAATTTAAAGTGGAGAAGGTGGTGTATTCGAGCTCGTTGCGGTGGAAAGACGGACATCTTTCACGTCGAGTACCCATCTACACCTGAAGAGGCATTCATCGCATCGGGTCGTCCTCGATTCAATAACGAGAAGATTCGGGTCTTTATAGACAAGGTGAAAAGCCCGGAAACTGGTGTTTTGACAACGACAGACGAGCATTACGACTGGCAGAGGGAAGCGTTCCAGGCACCGAAGGAATTGAAGTTTGAGCCTGACAAGAAAGGGTGGATCCACATAATCGAACCTCCCAGGGAAGACCATTCCTATATTATTGGTGCCGATGCCAGCCACGGAGTTGGACAGGATTCTGCGGCTTTTGTGGTCTTTGACCGGACAGAAAGACGTTTTGTGGCTTATGGGAAAGACCCTTGGCTGAAGCCAGATAAGTTGGCGAGACAGATGCTTTTTGCTGGATGGCACTACAACAACGCCTGGTTAGCGCCTGAGTACAATGGGCCTGGAATGCTGACGACGCATACGATTGTGGAATCGGGGTATCCGAGGATGTATTATACCCAGAGATACAACACGTTGCAGCAGAGCTTTACGGACCATCCAGGCTTCCATACGGACAATCGAACGCGAGATATGATCATCGACCGGTTCGATGTTGCGTTGGAAAACGAGAGCGTAGACGTGCCCATTAAGGCTATTCTGGATGAGGCGCTGACCTTTGTACTTGACGAAAAACGCAACCGGGCCGACCATTTAGCAGGATGCCATGATGACGTTCTTTTCGCTGCAATGATTGCTCTATTTGTGCATAATCAAGTCAGTGCGGACGATGTTCCGATAAAGGAAGTCCCCCGGCAGGCTAGGGGCTGGAGAAAGACTCCTCCTAAAGTAGACGACAAAATCGAGTCTCAAAAAGACGACGATCAACTCCTACTGTTTTTATAATGGCGCTATACGACTCACAGTCTAATGCAGGATCGGGCTCGCTCACGGGCGGGCTAAAGGTCGCGACTCCTAAAATTCCTAAAAAAGAAAAGGAAAAGAAAACGGACTGGCTAGGCTTGGCTGCGGAGATTGCCGGTGGCGCTGCTGGAGCTGGTCTTGGGTTTGCTGCGGGGGGGCCGGTGGGCGCTTCCATTGGCGCTGGTGTCGGAATGAAAGGGGGGCAAATGGGAGGCATTGCGGCAAATAAAGCCGCTGGCCTTGAGGGGAAGGTAGAAAGAACTCCCTACACTGAACTGGCCTCTGCCGCTGTAGGAGGAGCGCTTCGGTCTGAGGGCTTGTACGAGGGCTTTGACGAAGCTGAAGCGGCAACTGAAGCCCTTGACGCCCGAATGACTCAAGGTGGGTTAGCAGGAACTCCAACGCCTGCTCCTTCTCCGACGCCACAGCCTGCTGTTCCAACAAGTGCGGGAGGCGTTCCTCTTGGCCCTGGCCAGGTTGCTGGAATTACAGATGAGTTTATTGCAAGCGAGCGAGACAGGCATTATGCCGAAGCTCTTAGACAAGAGGCTGCGGTGGACTTGCTCCGAGCGCAGAATGCCGCAAGGACGATTCAATCGAATCAAGAAAAACAGGAATTGTTAGACCTAGGGTACGCCCCGTCTAGGTTTGAAGCCCCGCAAACAATGGCTGGTGGGGGCTCTTTTTTGCCAGGGCCGGGTGGCGGGGAGCAATATGTTCCCGCAACAAGGCTTCCTCGAAATCGACCGGCCCCAGAAACTCCTTTGCTTAATGATTTTGGGCAAGGGGTTATGCGCCCAGGGGCTCAGTATTCGGATGCGGCAAGGAACGAGCAAAGGCGAAGTGATTATTTAGCGACATTGTCGCCAGATGACCGCGCTAAGTTTTTTGCTCAGGAATCAGAGGCCGACAGGCTTTTGAATATGCCCATGGGATACGAAAGTCCAGAGGCCAAGCGTGAGAGAATTAGAAGGGCGACTATGCTGGGAGAGCAGGTTCTTGATAACCCAGATTGGTACAGAGGCTTATAGCAGGAGAGTGTAATGTCACGCTACGCAGAGTCGGTGAAAAACTTAAATACCGCGCAGCAGATTCGCTCCCGGTACAAGATGCTCGAACGGAGTATGCATAAGAAGCATATCGAGTGGCTTGAAACCTTGCACGCTATTCATGGTGACCAGTACAAGATTGTCCAAAATGACCGACTGGTCGATTTAAGCCAGTTGCGGCAGGACGATCCATCTAGTTTTCGCGTTACGCACAACTACTTGTTCCAGACGTTTCGATCTATGATTGCTGTGGCTCTTCAAAACGAGCCTGCTCCTATTGTCTCGTTGCTTCGACCCGGTAAAGATGCTCGGGCAATGGCGCGTGCGATTGAGCGCCTTCTCAAGTATTTCTATGTCGATAAAGAGTATGAGGAAGCGGTTAAGTCTGCTCTGGGGTGGACTTTTACTTGCGGAACCGGGTTTTTGGGAACGATGTGGGATTCCGAGGGCGCTCCTCCTGAATGGGTTCAAGACGTAGATAGCAATGGAAACCTAGTCTATGAGACTCGCAAAGAGCTTATGACGGGTGAGAATGGAGAGATGGTTCTCTCTGAATTTGGAACGCCGCTGACCGAAGAGGTCTTGGCTCCAAAGGGTTCGTATAAGAAGATGGGTGACTTGCGATTCGTTGCACCAAGCCCATTTGACGTATTTCCCCAGGGCGGTCCCACTTGGTCTCAGGTCAAGTCGGTTATTATTCGCCAGTACGAAGAAAAGCAAACGCTTGTTGATGTCTACGGAGACAAGGCGAAGAACCTTGTTTCCGATGCAGACTCCAAGGACTTTGTGCGATTCGACGACTATTCGGGGCAACAAACTGTAGATCGGGAGAGGGATTTAGTACTTGTGCTGAACTACTACGAGCGCCCGACTCTGGACCACCCAGAGGGTCGTAGAATTGTCGTCGCGAACCAAATGATTCTGCACGAGGAAGAACTGCCCGGACGCGAACTCCCGATCTACCCTATTTATGACATGGAGCACCCATCCACTATGTGGGGAGAGTCTGCGATTCGACAGGCCCTTGAGGTGCAGCGCAATTTGAACAGCGCCGAAACAGACCTGTGGATGTCTCGACGAATGCACGCACAGCCGCGATTACTTGCGGAGCAGAACTCCCTGGTGGATGGCATTACGCGAGTTCCGAATCAGCCTGGTGCGATTCTAAGCGTGCGTCCTACAGCGAAGATGCGCCCATCGTTTCTTGTGGCCCCTCCTTTGCCTCGCTTTATTGAGTATGCTCCAGAGCGATACCAGAAGGCGATTGAGGATATTGCTGGCGCTCACGGCGTGACAAAGGGAGACCAGAAAGGTCTTATGTCGGGTCGTCAGGCCAGTGTGATTATGGCCGCTGACCGGGCCAAGTGGGGTCCAACCATTAAGAACTTGGTCAAAGCAATCGAAGTTGCGAGTGAGCTGGGATTGAGTCTGTGGCGCGAGTTTGGTCCACCGGAGCGCTCTATTCAGGTGTTTGGCCAGGTCGGAACTCCAGAAGACGTAATGATTTTCTACCGAGACTTCATTCCAGACCAAGTAAAGGTTCACATTGAGACCTCTACAATGATGCCGTACAACGAAGAGATTCGTCGCCAGCAAGTCAACGAGGCTTGGCAGCTTGGTGCAATCAAAGACGTTGGGATGTACTGGAAGTTGCAGCGTCACGGTGAAATGGGTCGGCTGCTAGGAAACGATGAGCCTAGTCGCGCTCAGGCTCGAATTGAGATGACGCAGATGGAAATGGGTCGAAACATGCCGGTTGAAATGCATGAAGACCACATGGCACACATTGACGAGCACCTAGAAAGAATGCGAAGTCCTGAATGGTACAAGCTGCCAGAAAAGGCAAAAGCAGCGTTCCGAATGCACGTTGCACAGCATCAGGCTATCTTGTCTGGCGAGAATGTGCAGAATCCAGTTTTGGCAGGCCGTAGCCAAATGCCAGGTTTGCAACCCGAAATGGTTGCGCCAGGAAGAGGAGGCGGTCTAAACTTGGCCCCATCAATGAACGCCGAGGGGCAGGCAACTTCGCCTGGAGTTAATCCGGGCCAAGAGATTCTAATGGGAGCATAAGATGTCAGAAGAGCAAGCAGCAGTCGAAATGGCAAATATCGAAGCAATGGGAGGAGGTTCTCCTCAATCAGAGGCCGCAGCGCAGCCTACGGTTGATTCCTTGCAAAGCCAACTACAGCAAACACAGGCGATGATGCAGCAACAGCAGCAAGCCCACCAAGCCCAAATGGACCAAATGATGCAGTCCCTGGGGGCAATGGTTCGAGGTCAGGGTGCAGCACAGGCCATGCAGCCTCCAGCGCCGCCGCAGCCAGTTCTCCCTCCGGGGTTTGAGAATCTGGATATGGATGACCCATACGTCAAGCCACTGGCAGCACTCGCGCAGCACATGGCAACACAGAATGCGGAATTGACGCACACTGTAAAATC